GTGGTAAGCCGCCGCCAGACAACGGTGGAACGCATCCGCCAGCTACGCCTGAACATGCTCGTCCATTCGTACATCTACTACACGATGAACGAAAGCCTCATCAGCGACCACGAGTGGCAGCGACGTGCAGACGAACTGGTGGCACTGCAAGCACAACACACCGCGAAGATAAATTGCTACGACGCCGCATTCGACGGGTGGGATGCCAGCACCGGATACCACCTTCCCGCAGATCACTGGGTCCAGTCGAAGGCGGACTATCTTCTACGGCACTTCTCGACGACGTATGTACCTCCGCAACCAGCACCACGTCGCCGAGGACTGCTCGATAGCACCTAGCACCACCAGCGGGGTTTTCCTCCTCCTTCCCCGCTGCTTTGCCCCGCCCTCACCGGCGGGGCTTTTTTTTGACCCTATAACCATGCAGGGCGGTATGGTATTGTACGTAAAAGAGCCTCATAGCGCGATAATTATGTACGGGGCCGCTACCCTACCAGCTGGGCTCTACATAAATGCCCGCAAACGAGCGTTTTGAGCCTGCCACGTCAAAGGAAAACCCAGCCCAACCCTGCCGGTATTGACTTTCCCAGCTCAATAGCTATGCTCCGCGCCGAACAAGCAGAGCAGCCCGTGACGGGTGCTAGATAACACTGCGATCAACTCAGCACAGATATGGTGGGATGCCATGGGAAGGAAGATTCATGCAGGCATGTTCAAGAAGGGAGTTGGCGGCAACCCAGCAGGACCGAAACCGGGATACAAGCACAAGCGGACCATCTTGCGAGAGGCAATGATGGCGAATCCGAAGTACGCGAAGCTGGATCCCATCGAGTTCATGCTTGAGATGCTGTCAGACCCGTCGTACGGACTGAGCAACAGGAAGTGGGCCGCGATGCAGGTGGCGCCCTACGTGAGGAGCAAGATGCCGATCAAGGTAGAGACTGCACCAGCAGCAGACGATTCAGCAGCGCAGATACGCGAGACGCTTGCCGCGCTCAATGCAGTAACGGAAGGTGAAGCACCCCCAGCCCGTAAGCGGGTGAAACTTCTTGAGGACTGATCATGGCATGGACAGATGAAGCAAGAGCCAAAGCAGCAGCAACGCGCAGGGCGAGAGCCAAACAACCTGCGAAGGGTGCGAAGGCCACGGCCGGTCGCCGCAAGTAACACACCGTGACCACTGCTGCACTCACTCCCCGTTGGACTTCTCTGCGACCACATCCGGTCCAGCAGGCGTACTGGCACAGCCCGCACCGCTTCAACACGGTGCCGAGCGGACGCCGTAGCGGGAAGACTGAGCTGGCCAAGCGCAAGCTGATCAAGCGCGGACTCGCAGCCACGACGGCGTGGAAGCCGCGCTTCTTCGCGGGCGCACCTACGCGTGACCAAGCCAAGCGCATCTTCTGGGAAGACCTGAAGGCCCTGGCACCGAAGCACCTGCTCGCTGGCGTCCCGTCCGAATCCGACTTGATGCTGCCGCTGATCAACGGCGCACAGATATGGGTTGTCGGGCTCGACGTTGCAGCGCGGATGGAAGGGCAACCGTGGGATGGCGGCGTCGTCGATGAGATCGGCAATGCGAAGAAGGAAGTCTGGGGCGCCAACATCCGTCCTGCACTATCCGACCGTAAGGGCTGGTGCGACCTGATCGGCGTACCCGAGGGCCGCAACCACTACTATGATCTCGACCTGTCTGCACAAGCGCAGTTCAAGGAGCTGGGACCCAAGTCGCCGTGGGGACGCTACCACTGGAAGTCCGCCGACATCCTTGATGCCGAGGAGATCGAGCAGGCACGCCGTGACCTTGACCCGCTGACGTTCCAGCAGGAGTACGAGGGAAGCTTCATCAACTTCGAGGGCCGCGCGTACTACGTATTCATCGTTGAGAAGCACACGAAGCCCTTGAAGTATGATCCCAAGCGCGAGCTGATCTTCTGCTTCGACTTCAACGTAGATCCAGGCGTCTGTGCAGTCTGCCAAGAGCAGAACCTGCCTGGGCAGTATCACCGCGACGACAAGGGCGTCCTGCTGCTGGACAAGCCGATCTATGGCACGGGCGTCATCGCCGAGGTCTATATCGAGCGCAACAGCAACACGCCCGCGGTATGCCGCAAGCTGGTGCAGGACTGGGGCAAGCACGCAGGCAAGGTGACGTGTTACGGCGATGCGACAGGCGGCGCCCGGGGCACAGCGAAGGTGCAGGGCAGCGACTGGGATCTCATCAAGGCAGAGCTGAACCCAGTCTTCGGCGGCAGGATCACGTACGATGTACCTGCTAGCAACCCAACCGAGCGCAGCCGCATCAATGCAATGAACACCCGCTTGCAGTCTGCCAGCGGCGAGATCCGCATGCTCGTGGATCCAGTGAAGGCACCGCACGTCGTGAAGGACTTGGACGGCGTTGTGCTATTGAAGGGCGGCAGCGGCGAGCTCGACAAGAAGGCGACGCCGATGCTCACGCACATATCCGACGGGCTTGGCTACTACATCGCCAAGAAGTTCCCGATCATTCCGCAGGTCATGCACCGAGTTGAAATGGGGGGCACATAACGTGGCATGGGGAGAAGCAGCACGCCGCGCAGCGGCAATGACGCGACAGGCGCACGCGCAGTACAAGAAGCAGTTCGCGCAGAAGGGCTGGGAGCGTAACCTGTCCGCCGATACCTCGAAGGGCGGTCGGAAGGATCTCGCCCGCAGACTGCGCGAGCTCCGTCGCGGGCCTGGCACCTTGGCGAACGGGACGAAGCTTCCGATCAGCGAGTACCGGATTCATGATGCTGCCAGCAACGCTGCGGCCAGCACCCGGCTTCGCAATGCAGCCAGGAAAGCAACGAGCACCACGACCAAGGCGTCGAAGCAGATCAAGCTGAGCCGAGTTGTAGGCAAGGGGAAGAAATGAGCGTCCGCTCCACCCACCCGCAGTATGACTCCTATCTTCCGAAGTGGAAGAGGTGCCGCCATGCCGCCGAAGGCCAGGACTCCGTGCATGCTGCTGGCACAGACTATCTGCCCAAGCTCAAGGATCAGAGCCAAGACGACTACAAGGCGTATCGTGACCGCGCTGTGTTCTTCAACGCGACGTGGCGCACCTTGTCCGGTCTCTCTGGCATGCTGTTCCGCAAGCCGCCGAAGATCGATTGCCCTTCCGTTACGGAAGCACTGCTGGACACGGTTACGGAGGACGGCCAACCCCTCGGCATCTTCGCCCGCGAGGTGGTCGAGGAGTGCCTGATGGTTGGGCGTACCGGCGTGCTGGTGGATTATCCGGAAGTTGATGCCGCTACCTTGACCAAGGCGGATGCCGCGGCGCTGAACCTGCGGCCGACGATGGCGGTGTATCGCGCCGAGAACATCATCAACTGGAAGCAGGCAGTCATCGCCAACCGCCGCGTGCTGACGATGGTCGTGCTCGAGGAAGAGTGCGAGACGCCGAAGGATGAGTTCGAGAGTACCTGCGAGACCCGCTATCGGGTGCTGGACCTCGTTCGAGGCGAGAAGGGCATGACCTACCGCATCCGAGTCTTCAAGTGCGACGAGCAGACCAAGGCAGATACGCAGATCGGCCAGGACGTATTCCCGACGATGAGCGGCGCGAAGCTGGACTTCATCCCGTTCTACTTCCTGTCGGCAGACGACACCGGCGTTACGCCCGACGATCCGCCCATGATCGACTTGGTAGATCTCAACCTGTCGCACTACCGCGTCACGGCGGACTACGAGCACGGGTGCCACTTCACGGGCCTGCCGACCGGGTACATCACGGGCTATACGAAAACCGAGGGCGAGAAAATCTACCTGGGATCGCAGAAGATGATGATCTTCCCAGGCCCCGAGGTGAAGGTAGGGTTCCTCGAGTTCAGCGGTGCGGGTCTCGGATCGCTACAGGCCAATCTCGAGCGCAAGGAAGCCCAGATGGCAGTCCTCGGGGCGCGCATGCTCGAGGCGCAGAAGAAGGGCGTCGAGAGCGCAGAGGTCGCTGGAATCCACCGAGCAGGAGAGAACAGCCTCCTTGCAGGCATCGCCCAGGCAATCTCGCTGGGCTTGACTGCTGCATTGCAGACGTTCAGCAACTGGGCTGGCGGCAGCGGCACCGTGATGGTTGCGCTGAACCGAGACTTCTTCCCTGCGCCCATGTCCGCGCAGGATCTAACAGCACTGGTGATGTCGTGGCAGCAGGGGGCAATCAGCAAGCAGACCTTGTTCGACAACTTGCAGGCAGGGCAGATCATCTCCGAGGGCACAACCTTCGAAGCTGAAGAGGTTCGCATCAACGACCAGTTGATCACCGGGCCTGCCCCTGCCGCACCTCCTGCCGCGGGAGCTGCGTAATGGCTGAGACTCTTTCGCCAACTGCATTTGAGCAGGCCGATACGTATCGCCCCGGTGAGCGCATCCAATCGAAGAGGACGCACCGCATAGGAACTGTGATTGAATGGCCTGTTGGGCAGGAGTACCCGCCCGGCCACGGCGCTGTGCATGGTGCCGTTATGGTTCGCTGGGATGATATGCCGCATAAGCCGACACATGCTTGGCGGCACCAAATTCACCGCATCTGAAAGGAGCATGATCGTGGCACTATCCGCCGCAGAGCTGAAGATCGCTGACGACCTGCTGTCGCACAACCTGGACTTGCTCCGGTTGAATGCCAGCATGCGCCAGGATGCTCTGCGGGCGCTCAAGGCACTAGAGCAGGAGCTGACCGCACGCATCTCGACGGGAACGCTGACCGAGTACAGCAAGTCGGCCGCAGACTATCTAATCGCCTCGGCACGGGCTGTCGTGCAGCAGTATTACGCAGACATCAGCGCGACTGCGGAAGAGGCACTGGCGGGCTTGTCGCAAGTCCAGCAGGCAGTCGTGAGGGCGGCGTTCATTGACGTAGGGTTTGGTGCGGCACTTGCCCCCCTTACGCAGTTCGCCACAGCCCTCTCCGATATCATGATCGAAGGTGCTCCGTCGAAGGAGTGGTGGGCCAAGCAGTCTGAGGAGCTGGCGTTCAAGTTCTCCAATGCCGTGCGGCAGGGAATCATCCAGGGGAAGACCAACGCCACGATCATCGCAGACGTGCGGCAGGTTATCGACATCGGCCGCGCCAATGCGGCTGCACTCGTGCAGACCTCCGTGCAGACGGTAGCGAACGTGGCGCGTCTCGAGTTCTTCCGCGCCCACGCCGACATCATTGACGGTGTGCAGCAGTTAAGCACGCTTGATAGCCACACCACGACAATCTGCATGGCGTACTCCGGGGCCGAATGGGACTTGGAAGGGAACCCGATCGAGGGCACGAAGCTCCCCTTCAACGGTGGGCCACCGCGGCACTGGAACTGCCGCTCAATCTTGGTGCCAAAGACCAAGACGTTCCAAGAACTTGGTATCGACGCCAGCGAGGTTCCCGAATCCACTCGCGCAAGCATGGACGGGCAGGTGGCGGCGAGTACGACGTTCGAGGCATTTCTCGAGCGCAAGGGCAAGGCATTTCAGGATGAGATGCTAGGCAAAGGAAGAGCACAGCTATGGCGGGACGGCACGATCACCCTGCCACAACTGCTTGACCTGAAGGGCAACCCGCTGACGTTGGCGGAGTTGAAGGCGAAGTACGTGAAATGACGCGAGATGCGTCCAACATAATCCGGGAAGGATAGATCATGGGATTGGCACTTGTAGTTGATAAGCTCGACGCGGTAGCTGAGACGGCCCGCGCGCTGTACGTTGAGAAGGACGGGAAATTCCACCTCGACGTTGATGGGCTGGAAGATACCTCTGGCCTGAAGACTGCCTTGCAGAAGGAACGCGACGCTGCCAAGGAAGCCAAGCGCATCGCCAAGGAAATTGAGCAGCGGTTCGAGGGCATTGATCCCGCCAAGGTGCGCGAGATGATGACCAGGCTCGAGAACGACGGCGAGGCCGCGTTGATTGCAGCAGGCAAGATCGACGAAGTCATTGCCAAGCGTACCGAGAAGTTCAAGGCAGAGAGCGCACGCCAGATCGCCGACGCACAGGCCGCTGCGAAAGCCGCGGACGCCCGTGCCGCGAAGTTCAGCCAGCGCGTACTCGACAACCATATTCGGCAGGCCGCTACCAAGGCAGGTCTGCATCAACATGCCATTGAAGATGCCCTCTTCCGTGCGCGCAGCATGTTCACCCTCGGCGACGATGGCGATGCCATCCAGCTGGGGGCAGACGGCGCCCCGGTACTCGGCAAGGATGGCAAGACGCCCTTCAGCCCCAGCGAGTGGCTCGAGGGCATGAAGGAAACTGCACCGCACTGGTTCCCCGCTGGGAGCAGTGGCGGTGGCGGTGGCGGCAATGGCAAGGGAAGTGGCGGCAACGGGAAGGACTTGTCGCACCTTCCGCCCGCAGCCCGTATGGCGGCAGCACGCGAAAGGCAAGCCGCTGGGCGGCGTTGATTCAGGCAGTAACCGCGCCACAGGGATTGTGACGCATCGTAGCTTCTGACCGGGACGGTCATGCACCACACAGCAACAGAGCGCAGCACAAACTGACCATCACTCACGAAAGGAACTACCATGCGTCAAATCCTGCAATACAAAGCGGTCGTGTTTCTCGCGACCATCGTCGGGTTCTTCGTCGGCGTTGCAGAGCTTGCATACGTCAAGCTGACGACCCACCTGAATCGCCAGGGAATGCTGCTGACGGGGATGACCCTCGTCGAGGCGGCGAAGATGGAGACCGGCGACGTCGTTCGCCAGGCCATCATCGAGCTGTATGCGGGCTCGAGCGATATCCTGATGAACCTGCCCTTCGATACGATCCCCGGCAACGCGCTGAAGTACAACCGCGAGGATGCCCTGCCTGGCATCGGCTTCCGAGGCGTCAACGAGGCATACACGGCCAGCACCGGGGTCTTGAACCCGCTGACCGAGGCCCTGGTGATTGCCGGCGGCGACCTCGACGTCGACAAGTTCATTGTCGATACGATGGGCATGGCCCAGCGCAGCACGCATGAGGCGATGAAGGTGCGCGCCCTGTCGCTTGCCTGGACCAAGAAGTTCATCAAGGGCGACAACCAGTCCGATCCGCGCGAGTTCGACGGCCTGCAAGTCCGTATCACCGGCAACCAGAAGATCGCCGCAGGCACGACCAACGGCGGTGATGCGCTGTCTCTGGCCATCCTGGACCAAGCGATCGACCAGACGCTGAACCCGACGCATCTGATTATGTCCAAGGCGATGCGCCGCCGCTTGACAATCGCAGCGCGCACCTACACGATCGGCGGCTTCATCACGTATCAGAAGGATGCGTTCGGGCGCCAGGTCACGATGTACAACGACCTGCCGATCCTGATCTGCGACCTGGACAACGCCAGCTCGGCGATCCTGGGCTTCACCGAAGTCAGCAACAACGTCAGCGCGGCCGCCACTGCCACGTCGCTCTATGTCGTCAGCTTCGGCGATGGCATGCTGAGCGGCTTGCAGAACGGCGGCATCGACGTGCGTGACCTTGGTGAGCTGCAAACCTCGCCTGTGTTTCGCACCCGCGTCGAGTGGTACAACGGCTTCGGCGTCTTCAACGGCCGCGCAGCGACCCGCATATGGTCGATCGCAGACGCAGCAGTCGTGGTGTAATGGCGTAAGCCAGCGCCACTGAACAAACCCCCACATCACGAAAGGAAGCAGCATCATGGCAAACCTTCACTCGCAATACACGTACGACGACGCGCTGAAGCTCAAGGCAGCAGCGTTGGTCGCCGCCACCGCCAACGGCTCGATCATCCTGGACCTCGGCAACGGCAAGATCGACACTGACCTTGTCGTGGATGTCACGGCCCTCGAAGTCGATACCAACGACGAGAGCTACGAGATCATCGTCCAGGGCTCCCCCGACGCCGCCTTCGGCACTGCTGCCAACATCCGGCCGCTTGCCTGCATGACGCTCGGTGCCGCAGGCTCTGCTCGCGGCGCTGCTGGCGTCCTGGGCATCGGCGCCAACGATGCCATCGGCCGCTACGTCCTCTCGTTCCGCAACGAGCGCAATGGCACCACGTACCGCTACATCCGCATCCGCACGGTCGTGGTCGGCACGATTGCAACGGGCATCAACTATTCGGCATTCGTTGCCGCCAAGGACCAGTAACCGCGCCTGACGAATATCCCGGGGGAAGTTCCCCGGGGTGCTCTCAACTGAACGAAAGGAAGAAGCATGAGAATCGTACAAGCGCAGGTTCCGGTGTCGGCAGTAAATGCGGCGGCGGTTAGCTTGCAGAACGTTGATCTGGACGCATCGCAGCTGGGATTGGGATTCATTCCCGATGCGATGAAGCCCTACATCACGGCGGTGGAGAAGGGTGATCCCTCGGGCGTCTTTCATCAGACCACCCTGACCCTCACCAACCTGCCGCAGACCATCGTCAATGGCGCATCGGAGTGGGTGGGAACCGAGATATTCGACTTCCCGCTGGGCCGTATCAACGTGCAGGGAGTTGCATCGTCGCTGGCTCCGACCACCACCAGCACCCTTGCATCGACCATCACGACCGGCACCACGGGCGCGGTATCCCTCGGCACGGTGACGGACGACGGTACGCACAGCACGACCAAGGTGGATCTTGGGGCTGATACCGCCTACACGTCCTCCACCACTATCAACGTTGCAGCCGCCGCCGTCAAGGTGCTATTGGCGGCCGAAGCTAAGTTCGACGGCTCCGCCACTGCGAAGAAGATGTTCCTCAACAACAAGATCGCGACCAACACCAACGACGGCACCATGACGTGGTCTGGCACGATCACCATCAACTGGGCCAACCTCGGACCGAACTGAGCACCACGTAGCAGCAGTGCAGAAGAGCGGGGCCTCTGTGCCCCGTCTCCCGCAAACCCAACCCTTAGGAGACAACGCAATGAAAACGATCTACCATACGGCCACAGGTGAGGCATTCGAGCGCGAGCCTGTCGACGCCAACGAGATGCTGGCCAGCGGCCAGTACCAATCCGAACCGCCGACCGAAGAGCAGATGGCCGAGGCCGCTGCGAAGGCCGCAGAGGTCGAGGATGTCGTCGTTCGGAAGGCCGCAACCAAGGCCGCGCCCAAGAAGTCCGGCAAGTAGCACAACGCCACTCGCACTTGCTGCAATCATGGCCGCAATCGGCACCCTGACCCAGCCCGGCGGAGTCATTCCGCCGGTGCATACCGGCACCGCGCAAGGCGCGGCGTATGGCTCGCTGACGTTGGCCGCATCCGCCGACGCCACAACGGACGCCTACAAGTGGTATTGCGTCCGCATCACCGGCGGCGCCGGGGCGGGGCAGGAGCGAACGATTCTGGCGAGCCGGAAAAACTTGCTGAAGTACTCGGAGGACCAGCGCAACACCGCCGAGGCCGGATCGTCAAGACCTTGGGCACAGTTCAATAACGCCGATATTGACGTTGCCCAAGTCGCAGCGAACACGCCATCCGGTGTTGCGGGCACGGTTAGCAGGCTCCAGTGTTCGACAACCGGGGCTCTTCAACGGCAGACGATCTATAGCATCAGCGGACTGGCCGACACCACTGCGTATTGCTGGTCTGCCTACGCCAAAGCGGATCAAGTGCCAGCAGTCTTTCATGTCTTCAAGAGCAAGGCGGGCAATTTCCCAGGTGTCCGATTCAACCTGCTGACAGGGGCTATGACCAGCATCGCGCACGCAGGAGAATCAGCAATCGCTTACGGCATAACTCCTGCGCAGGAGCCGGGATGGTATCGGACGTGGTCAGCCTATGACACTAAATCCGGGGGGAATACGCCGAATATAAACTTCGAGTTGATGACCACCAGTGGCGGCTTCTACAACGCTACGAGCATTGGCCACGGCCTGCTGATGTTCGGCGCGCAACTCAACGTCGGCAGCGCCCCCGACGAATACATTCAGACCGTCGCCAACGCCGCCGTCGGCGTGCAGATCGACCGGCCGTGGCTCGTGATGCCGGATGCGACAAGCACCTACGAAATCTACAGTCCCAGCGCGTCGGCCATCGGCGCGCTTTCGCAACCTGTCGGCGCCATCGGCGTAGTGGGGTAACGGCATGAGCACCATCACCATCGATCGCGGCGAACTGGTAGCGATCCCCTTTTCGATCACCGACGCTGCCAACGGGCTGGCCGGCAAGCGAGTCACTTGGTCCGTGGCCAGGGCCGCTAACGGGCAGCGACTTCTTCGCAAGGTGGGAGGTCTTCCAGGCAGTTCGGCCGATATAACGATCACTGTGCAGAATGCAGGGGCTATATCTGGAACAATCAATATGCTCTCTGCGGACTTTGCGCTGCTCCCTGCGGGCAGTTATGCTGTGTCGCTATGGACAGACGACGGCATCGGAGGGGATCAGTGCGTAACAGCAGGCGGCACAGACACCCTAGTGATACAGCCAACTGTGGCGCGCGCTGCTTGAACTTAACAGCGGGAGGTTGAAATGGCACTTGTAGTTGAAGATGGAACCGCCAAGTTAGATGCAGAGTCTTACATCAGCGTGGCCGATGCCGACACCTACCATGCGGCACGAGCAAACGTTGCCTGGGATGCAGTCGGTGAAAAGGAAGCGGCGCTTCGCAAGGCCACGGACTACATGCTACAGACCTACCGCGACGCGTGGAAGGGGGTTCGCATGAAGGCGACGCAGGCACTGGACTGGCCGCGCGCCTTTGTCTATGCCGAGCCTGCGCTGACCGGAAGCTCCGGGGCGTATCCGTACCTCATACCTGACGGCATCGTGCCAGTAGAGGTGCAGCGTGCCTGTGCAGAGCTTGCCCTGCGGGCCGCATCGGGCGAGCTGAATGCCGACCTCGAGCGCGCAGTGTCGAGCGAGACTGTAGGCCCCATCTCTGTCACGTACGAGCAAAGCTCTCCGCAGTACAAGCGGTACAGGTCTGTGGATATGCTGGTCGCGAGGTACCTCACGTCCGTGGGGTGCTCAGTCCCGGTAGGGCGGTCATGAGCGGCGCTGATAACAAGCTCGTAGGGATCCAAGGCGGCAGGGAGAAGAACCCGGCCTTGGATGCCATACGGCAGATCCAACACAACCTTGCGTTCTACTGCGAAGCGCAAGCGGCACTTGCGGCAATGACTCGATCCAAGTATGAGGCACTGCTCAAGGAAGGTTTCACGGAATCGCAGGCACTTGAACTCTGCAAATAACCCACCGGAGCAAACCATGAAAACTGTGTATGACGATCGAGGTGTAGCGTACGATCTGGATGACGCCGAGGCGGATGCCCGCGTCGCTCGCTACGGGTTCAGCACCACCTGGCCCCCTGCGGCGCAGGAAAAGCCCGCTGAGGAGGACGCGCCCGTTCAGGATGCTCCGGCACCGATCGACTTCGGCGCGGATCAGTAACCATGAGCAACGCGTTGTACGTCCGGCTGGCGGCATCCACACTCAGGATGCTGACCACCTATGGGAGCGCCGTAACGCTGCGCTCCTATTCCGGCGGTACGTACAACCCGGCAACCATGGCCGCAGCTCCGACCGTCTCCAACTCCTCCCGAGTGGCCGTCGTGATTGCCTACAAGTCGGGCGACGTCTTGGCATCGGGCGGGCTGATCCAAGACTCCGACCGCCTCTGCATCATGGGGGCTGAAGGTGCGGCACCAACCTTGAGCGATAGGGTTGTAGTCGGTGCGGTAGAGTACGCGATCAAGGCAGTTAAGACGATCGCCCCAGACGGCATCACGCCCGTCCTTTACGAGCTTCAATTGCGGGCATGAGTTTTCACCTTGATATCCGCGAGTGGTGCAAGAAGGCGAAGGGGCGCACGGACCTCGTTGTTCGGAAAGTGCTCATTGACCTTGGAACCCGACTGGTGGAGAAGTCTCCGGGGGGGAACCCTGATCTCTGGGATTCGCTCTACGACACTGCGGATGCAGGATCCGGCGCTCAGCGCACGGGCGCACGCCGCAAACCTCCCGCAGGGTACGTGGGAGGTCGCTTTCGCGGGAACTGGCAGTATGGAAACCTTGGCCAGCAGTCTGTGCCGATGCAGAGGCTGGACGATATCGATCCGTCGGGCGCGATCAGCATCTCGCGGATCACCAAGGGGGTTCTCGAGGCTGAGCCTGCCAACATGCACTATCTCGTCAATAATCTTCCGTATGCACAACGCTTGGAGAACGGGTGGTCCAAGCAGGCGCCGCAGGGAATGGTGGCGCTGACCGTTGTCGAGTTTCAGGACATAGTACGGGCCGCAACCGGAGGCAGGGAATGAGCAGCAATGTCGTTGATGTTGGGAGCACGCTTGAGGCCGCACTGGCTGCGATGCCGCAGGTCATTGCGATTGCTTCCGAGAACACTGCCTACACCCCTACGGCAGGGGTTCCGTACTGCGAGGCGAATCTACTG